GTTGTATCAGGTTCAATTGCTGTGGGTTCATCAAGAGCTAATTCATTATTTGCAGGTTCATCTTTGAAGAAATCTGATATTGAAGTAACTGACGCTTCATATTTTTCTTTTGCCCACGTCCAAGATTCAGATATTGATTTTGTTGATGTATCCCACCAGTTAACTAAAGTGTTAGGAAAAGTAATCACTTTTTGAGCAGCTTCACAGACAGTTGGTGCCCAAGAGCAGAATACTGGAAATTTAATTGCAATATCAGAACCTGCTTCTGGAGCAGTTGGGTCTTTTGGTTTTGTTTCAGCTTGTGCTTCTTCGCTTGTTTGTGTACGTGCATTTGTTTCAAGCTGACTTCTTGCATTATTTTGAGTTGCTGAATCGTTTGCTAGCATATCTTCTGCTGCTGCTGTTGTAGCTTCTTGTGCTCCTGCTTTTTTATCTGAATCTGTTTCAGATTCAGCATTTGAGATTACTTTAGCAGCGATTGTATCAAGTGATAGTTTCTTTTCTTCTTGTTGTGCATTTGGATCATAAGCAGGATTAGCAACACGATATGCACCAACATCACCGAAAGAACCGTAAGGGCCGTAAGGGCTAACAAGATTTCCAATAAGACTACAACCGTAGCCCTTTGGTAATGGGGGTATATTTTGACCAGCCCAGCCACGATTTTTAAATATCTGAATACATAATTTATCTAAAGAAGAGTATTTAATAGCGTTGTATAAGAAATAGTATTGATTTGTAGGATCATCGGGTTGTGTAGCAGGTGTTTTATAAACAATCTGATTATTTGCAGGATCAAGAACCCAATCAACTGAACCTAATAATTGCTCAACAGCAATAGATAAAGCATAGCCCGCAGCACCACCTCTTAGTATTTTGGCAACATTAGTAGCAGCAGGTGTTATTTTTGCAGTGCTTGTTTTTGCTATGTTTGCACCATTTATGATTGCATTTTTTGAAGCGTTTAAAACTAATGATGCACCTTGAGCAATTTTATTATTGATAGTCCAACCGCCTAAATTGTTGGCGTAAGCAAGATTGAACGGCATCATATGAATGCTGAATATCATTAGTATTGTTAGATATTTTTTATAACGACCCATGTGACCACCATTATTGTTATAGGTAAAATCCAATAAAAAATCGAAGCTTCAGACATATATGACCCCAAAATAAGTTAGCCCCCGAAGGGGCTAGTTTTAGGCAGCGTTTGCGCCTTTGTTGAGTTTCTTATAGCCGATGATCAACGCTGTTAAAGTTGCAGCAGCGACAAGAATAGAAACAATGATTGTTCCCGCAGCACCCAGTTGACCAGTTACAGCAGTGCCAACAGCAGTTAGATCGAGATCAGCAGCATTAGCATTACTTGCTATAATCAATCCAGTTGTTGCAGCCGTTGAAGCAGCTAGGCGACCGCGGAATTTTTGAAACCAAGTTTTTTGATGAACTTGTTGTTCGATTACTTCTACATTTTGATAAGCCATGACAGTTTCTCCTTTGTGATTGTTTAGGCTAGGTTTACAGCTTTCATAATGAAGCTGTAAGCGATCAGAAGACCGCATATCTTTGCTATCTCGGTTGAGATCGCAATAGAATCCGCTTGGGTAATTGCTAAGCCGTTGAGGACTTGAGCAATTGATAATGGAACGTATGCAGTACACGTCTGTACGTTGTTTATGATTTCAATCGCTGAGCAAACGTATACGTCCATTTTTAGACCCCTAGTTTCAGAGCAAAAATCTGATTATTCAGATAGAAGCTATAAAGCAATGAGCAAATAAATAAGATTGAAAGAACAATGAATTTCGTATCAATACGAGTAACTGATTTAATATTTTTAAGACGTTCTTTTTGTAGAAAGTCTTTCTGATCAAAGGTGTAATATTCGCCCCTGAATAAATATAAATACTCGAAATCATCGCCACGTTCATGACGACCATTCATGTTTCTGTATTTGATACGTGTAGGACGTTGAAAACGATGTGAAGCAAAGTTAAGCAGTGACTTAAAGAATCCCGAGATGATGAGACCCAGTAAGACACCGCCCCACAGGTAGAAGTCATTTAATGCGTTAAAAGCTGCTAGTTCTTGTACAGTCATTTTTTAGCCCCACACTGGTAATAATGGACACAAAGCAATGCATGAGAATTGAACGAAATACCGCACTTCTTGCATGTAAATTGATATTGTGTCATTATCATTATTAACCTAAGTTATTGATTTTTAACATATTATACATTATACGAAATAATGTATCTGTAAGTTATTGATATGTAAGTCTTTAATGAATAGCATTTCGTTCAAAAAAATCTGAACAAGCTTTTTGAACAACAGCTATACCGATAAAAAGCGCTACAACTAACAACAGATTGACTGCTTTCATTATTGTTAAGCCTTTGATTGATATAGGCTTTTTATAATATGAATCTGTCTCTGTAGATCTTGCAGAGTTAGATCATATGTTTTACGTAGATCACTGGAGACACTCATACGATGATATTCAAATTCGTCATATGACTTTTGAAGTGATTCAACGATGTATTCAAGCTGTTCTTTCTTCGGATAAACCTTAACTACGTTCTGAGACGTCAATGCTTTTGATCTGTACGAACAACCAATAAGATGCATATCTAAAGATTGCTGATATACATAGGAAGTTCCGCAATAATCACATCTAAAACTTGGTTGCTTAGTCATGACTAAATCCTTAAGCCGTTTGTTTTTGTTGTTCGGGCTGTTTCTTTTCTTCAAGCATTAAGACTTTGCCGTCTCCAGTAGTCTTATAGAAAATGTTGCGTTCCATGCTAGTAAGTTCGATCGGCAAATAGATTTCACGTCCAACAAATGATTGATAGAAATCTTTCATGTGATGATGTTCATCAATAACTTTTACGTTCTGTGATGACGAAACCCATTCTTCTAAGCCACGATCAAAACGTTGTGATTTAAAAATCAAACGCATTGTTTGTTTACCATCTACAGAACCTGTTTCGATTTTGAGAAGCTTTGCTTGAAAAATTAATTGTGCTGTCATGATAAAAATCCTTATGCGATGCGTAATTCGCGCTGATTGAAAGTTGAAACTGGTTCGATGAAATTGCTTGGGACTTGCTGATCGAATTTAATTTCGAGGTATTTGATAAATGGAATAACGTTGTTTTTAGATTCAGCTTTGAGATTCTGTAGATATACCGCTGAAAAGCCACATGCTCTAAGGTCTGCAATGCGGTCGCAAAAGCGTGTTTTACTGGTTACTTTCTTAACTTCCTCATAACCATCAGATTCAAGTTTCTTGTAGAAATCAAACAGGTTTTTTATCTGTAAATCAGAAATTTCAATACCTTGAGTGACCTTTTTAAATTTGTTAGAAACGATGATGTAAGCCGTTATATGGTCAAGGTTTTTACTTGGTTCAACTGCAATATTCTTCAAATAATCTTCGGTTAGACCGCAATCAATGAGATCGCCAATGTATTTGAAATACATTGATTTATATTCTTTTTTAGTTTCTGAATGACCAAGATTCTCAAGTGATAAATAGAACTTAAAAACCTGATCAGCTTTAACAAATGAAACTTTAGTTTGAGCCTTAAATATAGGTAAATTAACAGAAATTTGCTTTTTAACTGAGTCGTGATCGGTCGCTCTCATGGTTTGACCCTCAAATGCTTTAAAGATTGATGCGTTTGCTTTGACCCATAGGTCACGTAAGAAGTTAGGATGGTTGCGTTGGTAACGAATGAGTTGCCAAAGATTGGTCGGTATATCTAATTCTCTAAGTGCATAGGCTTTAACACCAGTTTCAAATCTTAGTAAGCCTTTAGCGAATTTCTGTAATTCAGGATCTGACATGACAGCTACGACACGTTGTGCATTCTTGTCGTTCTTCTTAGCTAACTTAGTGAATTCTTCTAATTGATTATTGAACTCTGGAGCTTTCGCATAAACCTTTCTAGCAAAGCGTTTTGCACACTGAGCACCGAAATAGACAGTACTCTTGTAATACGAGCCTTTAGTTGATTTACGAACATGCTGAGTTGACATATTTCGCATAAAGTCAATAACTTGTAAAACTTCATCATCATTTCTAAAACGAGCTGAGTAAGTTACATCTAAGTGCTTAACTTCAATCGAACCTATATCTAACATGCCGTAAAGATCAGGATGAGATACAGCCAAGTAGCCAAGCATCTCTAAAGCACCCTGCTCTATCCAGTCCGTACCGTATACATTGTGACCCTGTAATATCTTTGCAGGACTGCATTTAAGCTCGACATACGGATAGTAATAACCCTCATGGAAGAACTTAAAAGCCATTTCAGTAAAAGAAGTTGGTAACGTTGAGTAAGGATGATTTAAAACTTTGTGTCGTACATTCCCATCTTCATCTTTATAAACTGAGTGCGAAGCAATACGTAGATCAAGGTCAAGTAAGTCAAAACCGAAAATGCAATACTTGCCATCTTCTCGTACATCTACGAGAGAAGCATCGACAGGTATATGAAAAACGGCTTTATCTAACATAGCCAACCTTTTAAACATGTATACAAATAACATTGAAGTAAATTTAATACATAAACACATGTATAGCAAGCACAAATAACATGTAAATAAGTATTATTGCATACATGTTATTAGCAACAGTTAGATCAAAATTATGGCGATTACCGTAAGACTTAACGACAAAGAGCAAGAATTGCTCAGAAAGAAATGTGTTGAGTTAAATAAAGCATTAATTAACAAGGGATTAATGCCAATTAAGGATAGCGAACTTGTTCATATAATTTTAGATCAGTGCATAGAAGCAGCAGAATTAAGTGCAAGTGGTACTGTTGTTATAAAAGAACCAAAAAACTAAAAAAGTTAGTTAAATCATATAGATATGAATAATATATTTCATTTATCTATATAAATCAATGTTTTATAAATGGAAACGTTTTTTTAAAATATTCGATTTTACACAACTGTCCCATTTTCGGGAGTAAAGTCCACCATTAGAGATGGTGGACGAAATTTAATTCGGCGACAATATATGACGCACTGCGTGCGGTTAGTCGGGCGTCGGAGCTCCTACTCCCGCCCGCCCGCATTGCGCTTCAATTTCGCATAATGAGCATTGATGTTAAATAACGTTCGAGTGCATAGAAATGGTCGCATCATTGACAAAAAAACCGCTTATACAAGCGGTTATTTGGTCAACGAAAACGTTAAGTAACATAATGCTATTATTAT